CACATTTATACCCCATACTTATTTCTTTTTACGGTAGCTACAGGACTTATTGTGTAAGTATTTTGATTTTCAAAGCTGTCTTTAGAAGTTAGTTTTTTACTTTTTAAACCTAAATTCTTTTTACTGTTATCAATAATCTGTTGTTCAGCATCGGTGTATGCAAGTGTAGCCATTTGGTTGCCAACTGGTCCTGATGGATCATACGGTTGATCTTGAGATCCCCTTGCCATGTCAACACCAAATCTATACATAGTATAATATGAATTTTTATCAGTATATGTTTCCATACCTTTTATAGCTGTTTGAAACTGATCGTGTACTTTTCCTGACTTAGATTGTTTCTTTGTATTCTCACCGATACCTGCAGTACTGCTGTTATCATCTTCACGTAGAATATCGTATACTTTCATTTTAAATCCCGTAACGATTTCGTTTCTTATTAGCAACTGGGCTAGTTTTATTAATGTCTGGTAGTTCGCATGATTTTTTAGACGAACTCATTGATTTACTACTAAATCCCATTTTCTTTGCAGCAGATTGTAGAATCAGTTCGTCACCGTCTGTATAAGACATTGTAATAAAATTCCCACCAACCGGTCCTTCTTTTTCAACAAAGTTGTCAGGCGAACCTGCTAATGACATTCCAAATCTATATGCATGATATGGGTTGTTATTATTGTTTAATGCTGGCCATGACGTCATACCGGGTGATGCCTTAAGCGCACCCTTGCGTAATTTTGCTTCTTGTAATACAGCAGCTTGCATTTCTTGTAATGCAATCTCGAATTCTCGTATATCTTCGTTTGTATATCGTTTCATTTCTCATTCCATTGTGCAGTTCATTCCCTCTCTAGTTGCTTGGTATAATGTTTTACCACAAACTGTGATATCTTCACTTACTCCAGTTATTAGTTGGAAATTAATTTTGTCACCTAATTTAGCATATTCGCGTGCTAATGTACCGCTAGCGTTATTAGTAGAGTCTTTACGATCTCCACTGCTAACAAAGTTTAATACTACATATTCTCTACCATTTGGACCACGCGCATAATCAGTAGTACGTGACGGACCGCTATTCCAATTATTCAGAGCGGTTTCTAAACTTCTATTACCTGGTCCTAATCTATCACTACCTGCAATAAATGTCATATGTCTGTAACCTCTATCATATAACCAACATGCAGCTTGCCATGGATCTCTTACATATTCTGTTACCATAAAATTAGAATAATCAGGATGTATTTTTTTAATAAATTCAGTTTTAACTTCATAATCTAATGGATCACTTTTTGGATCATGTTTGTTACTTGCAAATATATAAGCATGTTCTTTTCCAAGTTCTACAGTTTGTTGTATAACTTTTTTATGTCCAACTGTAGGAGGATTCATTCTACCAAAACAAAAAGTTGCCATTGACATATTACTTTTTGTTTCAATTTCTTCAACCGACACTTTGTATTTAGAAAAGTTGGCGCGGCTAAATTCTAATCTATTAATAATTTTTAACTTAGTGTTACCCGCGCCTGTAACGTAACCTTCGTGACTTATAATACTATTTATTATAGGATGCACTGCACTGTGAACTTGTTGTTGATCAATTTGCTGTTTTATATCTAATTTAAGTTTAGATATTGCACTCCAAATTTCCCACAGTCCTATTAATCCTTTATAAATGTCTATGTGAAATCTTCCGGCTGGGGTACATAGTTTTTCTGTAACAGATTTAGTAAATCTTGGAGTAGCAAATTTGATAAATCTATTAACAATATTTGTTTCTAAATCTTCAGATTCGATCATACTTGTAATAAACGGGCCTATTGCGTTAAGTACACATTTACATTTAGTTGTAGTTATTTTGCTGATAGCCACGTCTACAGCGTTGCTGTGTGTTGCAATAGCTTGTTGTGCATTTAATAATAGTGTGCTGTTTATTACAATACTTGGCTTGTTAGTCATTTCAGTTGCAATAAACGTAATGTCTTTACATTCTGAAAACCCGTTAAATCCAGTAATTGGTTCGTCTTCTGCTGTTAAACCGGGAAAGAATGTATGCACTGCAATGCCGCCAACACTATTAGCAATTACGTTCCCTAACTCACTATGGTGTTTAACTCTATATTCGACAGTATTAGGTTTAAAGACAAATGAATTGTTAATACTAGCCGGAAGTCCTGCCCATAGCAAGTCGCCCATATAATACGTATTAGTTACGTTTGGAATAATTTTTTCTAATGCAGGACGTAGGATGTCTTCTTTGTCCCATAGATCACTACGATTAGCGTTGCGAGTAGCATCATAATCTCTAATGGTAGTAAAGTTGAGTTTGCCAGCGGCAATTTGTTTGAACATGTGTTTGTCAACAAACACTAATGTGCCATTATTATCTCGTCCAAAAACTATTGCAGGAAAGCCATCCCATTTAATAGTTAATGTATTAGTGTTATAAGAAAGACTAGTTAATTCATTAACTGCTCGTTGGGCACCTTTAGATCCCTCACTAATGATAAGATCTTCAGGGTGTGCAATTCCTGCCATATTGTTACCTATATAATAATGTTAAGTGTGATCGTATTGTCCGTCTTCCATATCTTTAGATATTTGATCAAAAAGTTTTTTGCATACATCTCTCCAAACTTTAGTATCAAGAGTTGACGGTAATTCACGAATTGGATATTTCTTAATATACTGTTTATAACCTTTTGCTACTGCAGATTTAAAAATAGTATATTTAGTCTCTTCATCTGCTTTCTGTTTATCAATAAACACATGTACTGCAGGTAAGAGACAACGGCGGTAAACGTCGTCGTCGTTGTTTAAAAAGAAAACTAAATCATCAATTAAATCGTAATCGATGTCATTACCGTCTTCAGTTTGTTTAATAAATTCTTCACTTTTAAAGTGAGCATTTTCAAGTAGGTCTGTAATACGCATTGTTAAATTCCATGTTATTAGTATATTTATACTAATTAAGAATCCTCTCAACAGTTAAATTAACATTACCTAAGTGTATTCTTACAAACAATAAATTACGTTCTCCTGTAACATATAACTGTGTACCAGAATTGTATATTCCTGGAGATTCTAAATTAGATTTAGTTCTTGGTTGTAATCTAATGTTTTTATTACCTTCTGCCCATTCTACAAATTCTGTATTAACTTTAGTAACACTTCCTAAAGTAACACGAAATTCATACGGGACTTCTGGCATATACACCATTCCTGGTTGCAAATCATCTGGTGGTAATCCAATTGAAACAATTAATTCTTCTGGAATCATATCTCGTATTGCTTCTATGTCACTATAATTGTTTGTATAAAAATGCAACCTTGGTTGTTCGTACCGTGTTGCAAAATCCTCCATAGTCATAACATACTCGTAAAGTTGTGGAAGGATTTCAAGCTCTCCACGTAACGGTTGCCGCATAGTCGTAGTACTTTGATTCATTGCAACAGTAAATGCGTTCGTGTAACGACGTTTATCTTTACCTCGAAACACTACGCCGTGATAGAGGCGAAGTACAATATTGTACTTGTACACGCCTCTATAGAATTTCTTAACAGTGTTATACATCGGCATCGTTAACTTCAAACATTTTATCAAATGTAATTGTTTGTACCTTAGGTGTTTTAGGTTTAGCAATGAGTGTAATCTTATCATCAGTTACACTAATAGTTAACCAGCCACCGTTTTTAAGATCACCAAATAACATCATTTTAGCAAGATCGCGTTTGATTTCTTTATCAATTACACGATGTAACGGTCTAGCACCCATCTTAGGATCAAATCCTTTTTCTAGTAACCAGTTAGTTGCAGCCTTGTCAATCTTAATACGAATACCTTTGTCTTTAACTTGTTCACGTACTTCGTCGATGAATTTGTTAATAACCTTAACCATGGAGTCTTTGCTTAGTTTATTAAACGTAATAACCCCGTCTAATCTGTTACGGAACTCAGGTGATAAAAACTTTTTAAGATCTGCATCTGAATAGTCTTTTTCTTGAGTACCAAAGCCGATTTGATTCTTTTCTGCAGTCTGTGCACCAGCGTTTGTAGTTAAAATTAGTACAATATGGCGACAATCGGCTTGTTTACCATTAGACCCTGTAACAAATCCGTTGTCCATCATTTGTAGTAATACTGTTGATACGTCTGGATGTGACTTTTCAATCTCATCAAACAGTAATACAGCGTTAGGATTCTCTTGAATCTGTGTAATCAACAGGCCTGCATTGTCTTCAAAGCCTACATAACCTGGAGGACTACCAATCAACTTGCTAATACTATGTTTTTCTTGGTACTCTGACATGTCAAACCGTATTAATTTAGTGTTTAAGTGTTTAGCTAGAGCTTTAGCAGTCTCGGTTTTACCACAACCAGTAGGCCCCATAAACACAAAACTACCAATTGGCTTGTTTTCGGGCTTCAAACCAGCTTGGGCAACCATAATCTTGTCAACAATTTCAGTTAATGCAGTGTCTTGACCATATACTTCGGCTTCTAACTTCTCTTGTAACGTCACTAACGACGTAGTTTCAGTCTGCATAATCTGTTCAACTGGCATGTTAAGCATTTTAGCCAGTTCAAACTGGATTTCAGCCTCGGCTACTACTCGATCAGTTGCAAGTTTTAGGTTAAACCTCGAACATGCGCAATCAATTAAGTCAATAGCCTTATCTGGTAACTTTTTGTCTGCTTGGTACTTTACAGATAGCTTAATTGCTGCTTGTAATGCATCGTCTTTAATTTTAAGTTTGTGATGCCCTTCGTAATACTTCTTAATACCTTTAAGAATCTGTAAAGTCATCTCTTGTGTAGGCTCATCAACTGTAATTCGTTGGAATCTACGCATTAATGCACGATCTTTCTCAAAGTGTTTACGATATTCATCCCATGTAGTGCTTGCAATAACTTTAATGTTACCTTTACTAAGGGCAGGCTTCATCATATTAGCTAAATCATTAGATGAATTACCCGATGCCCCTGCACCACTAATCATATGTGCTTCATCAATAAACAATACGCATTTACCAAGTTTCTGTAATGACTTAATAACAGCTTTAAATCGTTCTTCAAAGTCGCCTCGGTACTTAGAACCAGCTAACATAGCAGCGATGTCTAGATTGTATACTGTGTAGTCTATTAAAAACTCCGGAACTGAGCCATTTACAATATTAAATGCAAGACCTTCAGCAATTGCAGTCTTACCTACACCAGGATCACCTACCATAATAACATTGTTTTTGCTACGACGCCCTAGTGCTAATGCAATATGTTCAAGTTCGTCAACACGACCAATAACCGGATCAATCTTGTTATTTTTAACTTCATCATTTAAGTTAGTAGTGTATGCTTGTAATGCTTTATTATTAACAGGCGATGATTTAACTGATTCAGCAGTGGGATCGTCGTCATCTAACACATTAACTAAGTATTCATTAAACTTTTCTTTAGTAATATTTACTTGCGATACATAATAGAATGCCCATGACCGTTTTTCACCTAACATTGCTAGGAAAAAATCAACCGGCTGTATCTTTTGACCACCATTAAACAATACTTGCGTAAATGCACGATTTAATGAACGTTCAACTGCTTGTGTTTTTTTAGGTTTAACTACTACTTCTGTAGTAGTTATCTCGTGACACTTAGTTTGAAGATGTTCTAATACTACATTTTTAAGGAAAACAATATCTGCGCCATATCCTTGAATAGTATTAGCAAAATGCTCATCTTCCATAAGCATTGAAAATAACACATGTTCAAGCGTAACATATTCGTGATGCATATTTTTTGCAGCAGTAATTGCTTTGTCAAAGATTGTTTGTAGTGTATCGCTTGGTTCAACCATAGTAGTAGCTCCTTGTAGTTGTAAATAAAGTTATATTATACACTATTTTATAATAATGTCAAGCAAGTTGGCTTTGTATTTGCTGCAATTGTGCTACTAATGCTGGATCTGTTACTAAACACGGAGCAATTTTAATAACCGTAACAAATCTTCCAGTTTGTTTGCTGTGTAGATTTGTAAAACCGGCACCTGCTTTAGCAAACTCTGTGCCTGTTTCGACACCTGGTCTAATTGTTACTTGAATAGTGTTGCCTGTAATAGTCTTAACGTCTTTGATACACCCGATCATTGCTTCAATTGGTGAAATATGCAACGTTGTGTATACATCGTTGCCTTCTCTTCTAAAATTAGGATCAGGAATAACATGAACAGTTACATTAAGGTTTCCTCTTTGTATATTAGGAATAGAATCATCTCCTAAACCATTATATCTTATAGTATCACCGTGATCTATTCCTGCAGGAACATTAATAGTTACAGTTTGTGGACGTCCGCTTGGCATATTAAATGTTGCATCAACTTGTTTTCCGTTAAAGGATTCAACTAATGTTACTTGTACTTGTAAATTTAAGTCTCTATTTCGTTGATGTTGTCTAAACCCATTTCCAAACATATTTGTAAAATGCGCATGCTGTCCAAATACATCATTCATATCAAAATGG